CAATTAAAACTACAAAAGATAAATATCCGAAACCATGAGTTCAATAAAATTACCCCACTCAAGTGGAAATAGCATGAGCATCGCAGCTCCTGCAACTAATCCTGCATCTGATTTAGAACTTAAATTACCTGCAACTATTGGTACTGCTAATCAATATTTAAAGAATGGTTCTACTCCAGGTACTCTCGAATTTGGTACTGTTACTATTCCTGATGATGGTTGGCAGAATGAAACAGGATCTTGGACAGATGTAACAAGTGGTACTAATGCAGTTTTTACAGGATGGCCAGCCGATACGGAAGAGATTTGGCTTCAGTATTCAGCCCTTAGTGTTAATCATAATAATGTAAGAATTATATTTGAATTAGGAACTGGTGCTTCTACTTTTCAACAAAGTGGATATAAAATAGTTAGTTCTAGGCAATGGACAAATAACACTGGTTCTGATGCTTGGACTACAGAAATAACATTTTCTGGCCCAGGTGCTGCATCTGCTGAGATGTGGGGATATATAAATCTTCGCAGACAAAATCTTAGTAATAGATGGGATGTTGTTGGGATGGAACAGGAATCAGGAACTGCTACCTATATAGAAAGAGTTAATGGTTATGCTGATGCAGGTGGAGCTACTATGTCACATATAAGACTTAGGGCACAGAATGATTATGAGTTTGATGGTTCAGGCAAAGTTAGAGTTTTATGGAGGAATAGGCCATGACAAATCATCGTATTATTAACGTTGCTACAGGAAAAGAAACTATTACTCCTTTTACTACCGAAGAAGAAAATCAAGTAACAGCAAATAGAGCTGCACTTGATGAATGGGGTCCATTAAGAGATAAAAGAAATAGATTGTTAATAGAAACAGATTGGTGGGCTGTCTCAGATAGGTCGATGACTTCAGCTCAGACAAAATATAGGCAGGACTTAAGGGATCTACCTGCTAACACTTCAGACCCAGGAAACCCTACCTGGCCGACTAAACCATGAGCACATTAAAAGTAAATACAATACGCCATTCTAGTGCATCAAGTGATGCGATTACATTTGCTAGTGATGGTACAGCAACCGCTAAATTAACTAATACTCAACCCGGCTCAAAGAACATCATCATCAATGGTGCTCAAATGATCGACCAGAGAAATTCTGGTTCATCTTTAACAATGTCATCGAGTGCCCAATTCATTACAGATAGGTTTAAATGTTGGGAAGATACTGATGGAGGATTAACAGCACAACAGACCTCAGATGCTCCAGCAGGATTCAAAAGATCTTTAAAATTTACTGTTACTAGTGCCGACTCTTCCATTGGTGCAGCTCAATATGCGATGTTGCGATATCCAGTAGAAGGGTATGACATGGAAGATCAAAACTGGGGAACTTCTAGTGCAGGTACTCTTACTTTATCTTTTTGGGTGAAATGCTCTGTAACTGGTACGTTCGGAGGTGGTTTTGTTAATTCAAGTGATGACAGATCATATCCATTTACTTATACAGTTTCTTCTGCTGACACTTGGGAGAAAAAGACTGTCACTGTAGCTGGAGATCAAACAGGAACTTGGAACGCTGGAACTTCAGCTTGTGTCAATATCCATTGGAGTCTAGGCATTGGTAGTAATAGTCAAGGAACAGCAGGTCAATGGCAAGCAGGAAATAAATATACAGCTACAGGAGAAACAGCACTAATAGCTAATAATGGTGCAACTTGGTATCTGACGGGAGTTCAGTTTGAACGTGGTACACGAGCCACAGAATTTGAACATAGATCGTATGGTGATGAATTAGCTAGGTGTCAGAGATATTACTTCAAACAACAAGCAACAGGAACTGTTGGTATGTTTGGAGTTTGCTTTATGGTTTCAACTACACAAGCAATTGGATTAACACATTTTCCAGTGACAATGAGGACAAAACCAACCGCTTTAGAACAATCTGGTACTGCTGGAGATTACCAAGTTATGCATACCACAACAGGTACTACTTGTAATTCTGTTCCTACTGTTGGTTGGAATGAGGATTGGGGAGCTTCAACTAAATTTTGGGTTGCTAGTGGACTTACAGCAGGTCAAGCAGGATTACTACGATCAGCTGATGCTGATGCCTTTTTAGCTTGGAGTGCAGAATTATGAAGTATAAAAAATTGGCAAATACACCGCCTGTCTTTGAACAGATTTATGCTCGTGTAGAAGATGACGGTAAAATTTATGTAACCTGTAACGGGGATAACTCAGATTTTAAAGACTGGTTAGCAGCAGGTAACACACCGGAGGAAGCAGACTAATGGCATTAACACAAATAACCGAAAAAGGTATTAAGGATGGAGAGATAATTAATGCTGATATAAATGCATCAGCAGCTATTGCTAAAACCAAACTAGCAGGATTAGATATAGTTAATGCTGACGTTAACGCTTCAGCAGCTATTGCTGGAAGTAAATTAGTTGCTGCTACTACCAGTGTACCTGGCTCAATGTCAGCAGCAGATAAAACAAAATTAGATGGAGTAGCAGCTTCAGCTAATAATTATACACACCCTAATCATAGCGGTGAAGTTACATCTACAGCAGATGGAGCTACAGTTATAGCAAGTGATATTGTAGATGAAGATAATCTTAAAATATCTAATGCTGGTACTAACGGCCAGTTTTTACAAAAACAATCAGGTAATACTGGAGGTTTAACATGGGCTGATGCAGGAGGTGCCTGGGTAAAACTTTCCCAAGTAACAAATGGAACTACAGTTGATGATATTACATTTGACAGTTTAGATACCACTACTTATAGAGCATTTAAGTTTATCGGAGGTATGCAACCTGAAACTGATAACGTTGAATTAAGATTTAGAATGCGAGTAGGTGGTTCGGATTTATCGAACACTGCATATAATTGGGGTTTTATGGTAGCTTATCCAGACAATGATCATCTTGCAAAATCAGAAGAAGGTCTAAATGCAATAAGATTATTCGATAATGGAGGTAACCAAGCTAGAGAAGGATGGGGTTTAGAACTACTTTTCTTCCCTCATCTAGATGGTCACGCTAGTCAAATTGGTAATTTTATTACTTGGAGTGGTTATCGTTTAGATGGTTCAAAAGATTTTAGAACATCAACTGGTTCTGCACACTATGATGTAGACGATCAATATGTTAATGGTATTAAATTCTTTCCTTCCAGTGGACGTTTTGACTATCATAACTACACCTTATATGGGATAAAAGCATGACAAGATATCATTTAATTAACGGAGAAAAAGTTGCCTTTACCGCAGCAGAAGAAACTGCTAGAGATGCTGAAGAAGCCGCATGGGCAACAGAACAAGCTGCTAATGCTTATAAAGAGAAAAGATTAAACCAATACCCTTCACTAGCAAAACAATTAGATATGCAGTACTGGGACCAAGTTAATGGTACTACTAAGTGGAAAGAGGCTATTACAAAAGTAAAATCTGATAATCCTAAACCTTAATGTCAATCCCTATACCTACCCCTAATCTCCCTAAGGCCATAGACCTGCCTAGGATCGAGCTGAACCCCCCTTCAGCCCGTATACCATCATATCGCCCCATGGTGATCCCTCCGGCTGATCTAGAGCCTCCTGCGGAGACTAAGGCAGAGGAAAAGGAGACAACAGAACAACCTGAACCACCTAAACTAAAGATACCGGTCATTGACATACAGATGCCCATACCGGAAACAGCGGTGGTAGTGACTGCTGTGACAACAGCTGTTATTGCAGTGACAACTACAACTATTACTCAATCCTTATTTGAACCTATTAAAAAGAAAGTTCAGAAGCAATTACAAGCTAAAGTCAACAAATGGAAGGAAAACCGGAAGAAAAAAAAGGAATCCTCGGAAAGCTGAAAGATGCTGCTGAGGATCAAGAACACCAAATCCAGATCCTTGGAACATTCGTCAGACTTGGCGTGGTTGTTTGGAGCGGATTTATAATAACAATGAATTACGTGGAAATACCTATGGTTAAGAAATCTGGTAACTCAGATATCACGTTCGTTGCTAGCGTATTTACGGGAGCACTTGCGACTTTTGGCTTGACCACTGGTAATTCTAAAGGTAAGGGTACACCTGTAAACTGCCCCATGGCAACTAAAAAGAAGGAAGAATGAAAAAATGGCTTTTTCTCTTCCTACTGTTATCCCCCTCGGTAGCAAGAGCAGAATTAGTCACCCCCAATTTCACACAGGGGTCGATGAATTCCACAACAACAACGACTCAAGAGATCGTGGAGGAGATAACCATCACGACCTATGGTTCAGCATTAAACAAATGGTCTGGGGACAATATAACCCATACCTCAACCTCATCAGGAGGTATAGCGGATTCCGATTCGATATTCAACATGACAACAGCTGGTTCAGATTTCACTCTAGAAATAGTAACAAGAGCAGCAAGTCAGGTATTAGAAGTAACAGAAATAGAAAGAGAAATCGATACTACTGCTACTACGGTATCCTTATCGGTCTTCTCGCAATAACTCCTGTAAAAGCAGATGAAGGGGAAACAAATAACACCTCGAATCCAGTTGCAGCCGCTACCGGAAACGTCACAAACCAAGCCGTACAGTTCCAAAACAATGGAGCACCAAGTCGTCAGGTTATGGGGCCAAACATATCTTGTAACGGTTCAACCATGACATTCAGCCCATTTTATATGGGCAATCATACGACACCATTTGATGAGGAACTCGCTCAACAAAGCTATACTGTAGCTGAAAACTGGGGATTCCAAGTTAATTTTATGGTGCCACTTGATAAACGTGGTCTTGAGCAATGCCGTCAAATGGCGGCTCGCCAGGAAGAAAAGATGAAGTTAAATTATGAACTTGTCCGTATAGACAATTGTGCTAAACTTCAACAAAAAGGCTTCATGTTAATGCCTGGATCACGTGTTTATGATTTATGTAGTGATGTAATACCTATTGCTGCATTTAAAAAAGCACAAAAAAAGGTTCTTGAATGTAAAGAACCACCTAAGCCTTGGTATAAACCTTGGCAAACAAGTAAACCTAAATGTCCACTAAAATGACACTCATTCTAAAACCCATCCTAATGGCTTTCCTTTCCTCATCT